CCCGCCCTCCCCGCACGCGGGGGGGGCCGCGCCCCCGCCGTGTCCGCGGCGGGGGGCGGCGGGGACCCGCTCGTCTCCGAAGCATGGATTGCTGAGGACGGGTCTATCGACGGCTACGCCGGCGACACCACGGGCCAGGAGACCCGCACCGTCCGCTACAGCACGCACCCGCACACGCGGGCCGGTCGCTGGACCTCCTGCCACCGGTTCAGTGACCAGAAGTTCCTGTCGCAGTGGCCGTCATTCGCCCCGAAGCAGAGCGGGCAGATCAAGCCTGCCGCCGCCCCCGCAGCACGGCCGGCGCCATCGCCGTCGGCACCTCAGCACGCTCACGGGATCGACATCTCCAGTCACCAGGCCGGCCTGAACGTCGGGGCGATCTGGGCCGACTTCGTGATCGTCAAGGCGACCGAGGACGACGACTACGTGAACCCGTACATGGTCTCCCAGGCGCAGGCAACGCTGGCCGCCTCGAAGCGGCTGGGCTTCTACCACTTCGCCCGTCCGGGCGATGCCGCTGCCCAGGCCCGCTACTTCGTGTCCGCCGTCGGCGCTCTCCGCAGCCGGGCCACCCTGTGGCTCGACTGGGAGGCGAACGCCGTCGCGCAGGGGCCTGGCTGGGCGAAGCAGTTCCTCGACACCGTCCGGTCCCTGACTGGGGCCACCCCCGGCATCTACATGAACGGCTCCGCAGTCAACGGCTACGACTGGTCGGCCGTCGCCCGCGAGTACCCGCTCTGGTACGCCGGCGGCCCGGACTACTCGGACTACGGATCCTCCTACTCGGACCCCGCCGTCCCGAACGTCTCCTACTGGGGGCAGCCGCTCATCCACCAGTACACCGAGGACGGACGACTGCCGGGCTACTCGGGCACCCTCGACCTGAACCGCTGCCGCGACCGTGCCGCCCTGGACCGGATGATCGGGGGAGGGGCTCCTGCCGCCGCAACCGCCTCGACCCCCTCAGGTGAGGCTCAGCTCGTCGTGGACGGGGACTACGGGGCCGCCACGATCGGTCGCCTGAAGGCGGTCATGGGCGCCGTCGGGTACGCGGAGGTCTACGCCGTCGCCAACCTGCGCCGCTTCCTGAACAAGGCCGTGCCGCCGGCGACGACCCGCCAGCTGACCGGCATGGGCCGCCTGCCCGAGGACCGCGGATGGGACGCTCCCATGGTGAAGGTCTTCCAGTACCTCGTGCTCGCCTGGAACAAGCCAGGAGTGCCTGCGGGCTGGGACTTCGGTGACTGGGTCGACGGCGACTTCGGCGAGGCCACGGTCAAGGCGCTCCAGATGGCTCTGAACGCCTCCAAGGCCAACAGCTTCAGGCTGTGGTGAGGTCGTGACATCCGTGTGACCTATAAGTACCTCACGGACTCATAGGGATACACTATGGGCGGGGACTCAGACGGGTCCCCGCCCTTACCTATGGAAGGAGCACATGTGAAGTACGCATCCGCGACGTTCTGGGAGGGTCTCGCCGAGCGAGGCATCTCCACCTTCGCGCAGTCCCTCGTCGGCGCCTTCGCCGTCGGGTCCTCTCTTTTCGACCTGGACTGGAAGGGCGCTCTCGGCATCGCCGGTGCCGCGGCCCTGGCCTCGGTCCTGAAGTCGTTCTCCCTGCCCGAGGAGACCGACCGCGCAGTCCCGACCGCCGAGACCGCTACGGCTGACCTCTACACCCCTCGCCACGTCTCCGGACTGGCCGGCTGAGGTAGCCCCATGATCCCAGTGGAGCAGTCCTCGTCGCCGATCCTCACCGTGCTCGCCTCGCCGGAGGTCATCACGGCGGGGACTGCTTTGCTGGCGGCCCTCATCACCTGGCTCAGGATGACGATCAAGAGGCAGCAGGCGCGGCTGGAGGAGAGGATGTCCAGGATGAACGTACACGTGGTTAGAGCGGCCGCTGCGGCCGAGTCGGCCTCCGAGGGCGTCCACAACAACCACGACTCGAACCTGCGGGACGACCTCGACTCCAAGTTCAGTCAGGTCCTCGACCGCCTGACCCGGCTGGTCGTCTCCGTGGACGACCTTCGAGAGTCTGACCGGCAGTTCGAGGCCCGCATGTCCCGCATTGAGACGCAGATCGAGGGCGTCCGAAATGACGCGCGGACTGATAGGTCCCACCTGTACACAGAGGTCCAGTCATTGCACGATCGGATTGATAGGGTTAAGGGTGATGCCGATCCGTTACGTCAGGAGCCCCAATGACCGCCCCCACCGCCACGATCACCGGCCGCGTCGTAGGCCCTGACGGCCTGGGCCGTATGGGCCGGATCACCTTCACACCTGCCAGCCTCGGGGCACCTCTACCGGCCCGCGACATCGTAGCTGGTAGGGCTTCCTTCCGGATTGACCCTGACGGGTATCTGGTAGGTCAGACAGGGCCGACGGGCTCCATCGGCCCTGGAAACTATGAGATAGATCTCAATATCCCGGGGGACCTTGGCGCCCACATCCGTACGATTCGGACCTTGGCCGACGGCGAGACACTCAACATCGCCGACCTTCTTACGGCCGCGACCGTACCTACCCCACCCCAGCCGCCCAGCCCAGGACCCGCCCAGCCCCCGGCCCCGCCGTCCCCGGCTCCTACAGAGCGCGGAGTCCGCGAGACGGTGTCACCGGGTATCCTTGAGGCTATCAATCGGTCTGAAATCATAGACCTTGGCAATGGCGTTCTCACCTGGAGGTAGAGGCAGTGGCCGATCTCACTTGGTACAGCAGAGAGGGAGCCGACCAGCGCTTCCTGACGAGGAGTGAGGCTGGCAACTTGGCCTCCAAGGCGGAGAGCACTCAGGGCGACGCCGCCCTCAGCGCGCGGATCGACGCCGTCAAGGCGGCGGCGGAGGCCGCGCTGCCTGCCGCCACGGCAGAGGCCACCTACGCGACTAAGGAGGCCCTTGCCCAGGCCCAGCTCGGCGGAGGTGCGCAGGCTCCCGACCTGTCGGCCTACGCCACCAAGGTCGAGATGCAGTCGGCCGACTCGGCCCTTGGGACTCGCATCGACTCCCTGACCTCGACCGTCACATCCGTGTCCGGCAAGGCAGACGCCGCCGTGACCCGCGAGGACCTGTCCGCCTACCCGACCTCGGCAACGGTGGCTGAGACCTACGCCACCAAGGCGTCCCTCGGCGACTACCTGCCCAAGACGGAGGCTGCCGGCGTCTACGCCACCAAGAGCGACTTGGCCAACGCCCAGCTCAGCGGAAAGGGCGAGGCCCCGGACCTGTCTCACCTGGCCACGAAGGCTGAGATGACCTCCGCCGACACCACCCTCGGTCAGCGCATCGATCAGGTCAAGGCCACTGCCGACGCCGCGGCCCCGATGAGTGCCCTCGCCCCCTACCTCACCTCAGCCGATGCTCAGACCACCTACGCCACGAAGGCTGAGGTGGCCTCCTCCGCGCCGGACCTCAGCACCTACGCCACCAAGGAGTCGCTTAGCGGCTACCTGACCGCGACCGCTGCCGCGGAGACCTACTCCACCAAGAAGGACCTCGACTCCTACAAGGCCCAGGCCACCTCGTCCTTCGCCCCCTCATCGCTCGCCGGCGAGGTCACCTCGGTCAAGGAGACCGCCGACGCAGCCCTGCCGAAGGACGTCGCCGCCACGACCTACGCCACGAAGGAGGAGCTGACTCAGGCCCAGCTGACCGGGGACGGGAAGATCCCGGACCTGTCAGGCTACGTCAAGTCGGCCCAGCTGGCCGACTACGCGACCAAGGCCGAGCTCTCCGGCTACGCCAAGACATCGGCCCTGGCCCCGGTCTCAGCCAAGGCCGACGCCGCGCTGCCCAAGAGCGAGGCGGCTGACACCTACGCGGCCAAGGCCGACCTGGCCGGCTACGCCACCGCCGAGTCGGTCTCCTCGACCTACGCGACCAAGGAGGCCCTGACCTCGGCCACCGCCCCTGTCGCCGACCTGTCGTCGAAGGTCACGGCTCTGGAGACCTCCGTGCAGGGCAAGGCGGACTCCTCCGCCCTCACAGACCTCCTGCCGAAGGCGGAGGCATCGACCACCTACGCCACCAAGGAAGAGGTGACCGCGGTGCGGTCGGCCATCCCGGAGGTCCAGGACCTCTCGGGCTACCTCACCGCAGAGGCCGCGACCGCGACCTACGCGACCAAGGCTGACGTGGAGGGTGTCCGCTCCGCTATCCCCGCTGCTCCCGACCTGTCCTCGTACCTGACCACTGACGCCGCCTCCAAGGCCTACGCCACCAAGGCAGACCTTGCCCAGGCCCAGGCCGGCGGGAAGGTAGACCTGTCGGGCTACCTGACGGCCACCGACGCTGACGGGAAGTACGCCACGAAGGATGCTCTGAGTGGCGTAGAGGCTAAGGCGTCGGAGGCGTCCGCCAAGGCCGCCACGGCGGTCCCGCCGGACGCCCCGAGCGGCTACGCCCACCCCGCCCCCCCGGCCACCGGGCAGACGGC